GTATTGGATCGTGCCCATGCTCATGGAGCCAAAGCTTTCCACGCTCCCCAGTATCTCTAACTTTCCAAGCGACAGAAATTAAGTTGAGTCGTCTATTCCTAGACTTATTAAATTCAAAATCGAGATCTATAAATTTATTATTCTTCATATAGCTTATGCTCCATAAGGATCGAGTCCAGTGCATTGTTATGATTCAAAGTAAAATAACCGAATCCTCTAAAGCCAGTATCAGATTGTGTAACTACTAACTTAAACCTAGCTCCGTAGTCCACAACTTCTACAGTAGCGTTAGGTATCTTCTTTTTTATTCTTGCCGTTACTTCTTTTGTAACCTGTTTAATTAGTGCTTTCCTCAACTTGGCCTCCACTCAGTTTGTACTCTCTCCCATTGAATTGGATTTGATTGGTGTAGTAAGAATGTCTAATGTTCTTACTCTTGGAGATAGGGGAGATATTGGAAGCATTGCAATTCAATGTATTTCTATCTTCATGATTCCATTCAATTTCCTTATAAGGGATACTATGATTCAACTCTCTATACTCCTTACCTTTAAAGTTTGTTCCAACTAAGACATGGAGCATATACTTCTTATCTTTTATATTAACTCTCAAATATTTATTTGATCGGGACTTATGAATGAATGGGCTAACTAGCTTACCTGTCTGAAGGTTTACTATTCTACCCCAAGAGCTGACTATAAATCCTCTCTCTTGCTTCAATCTCTTCCACTTTTCTTTTTTCACAGATCTAACTCCTCTTCCACTTGTCCAACTCTAAACTTATATAGCGTCCACACGTTCTTAACTTTCTTAAGCCTTCCCAGTCTCTTCTCTCCGCGATGGAAATAGTTCTGAAGGAAGCTATCGATCTTTGTACTAGAACTAGGGAACTTATTCCCAGCATCTTCAGCATCCATTTTAAGCACACTGATTGGAAGGTCTTTATAATTATCCTCAAGTAACTTCTCAACAATGTATTGTTGCCAGCCGTATAATGAAGAGAAAACAAGACTATGAAACTTCTCTCCCTTCCACATATAAAATGGATCGTGATAAACAGGGTGCTCGTACTGGATAAGCCAATTTCCAAACTCTCTAATAATGTCTTCATCTTGGAAAGCTTCTACTAGCTCTCTAATTTCCTCTTGAGTATAAACTTCCTTAAGAGGTTTGTTTGTAATTTCAGTACAAGAGAATCTTCTATCGTCGTGCTCTACCCGTACATCTTGTATATCGTTATTGTTGATAATAAAACTATTAAAAGTTTTAGTAAGATTGTTAGCGTCCTTACCTTTCTTTTCAATATTATGGTCTTCATTAATCAAGTCCTTTAGTCTATTGTAAGCTGGCTTATCGATTCTAAGCTCGTCCATAAAGATCAATCTCTTGTCTTCTAAGACTGTATTAAATTCCTTAGTAAGTAAGGACTTTGGAGCTTTCCCAAAGTTTTCCTTACCAACTAAGTTACGACATAATTCTACAAAGAGTCCTTTACCAGCTCCCTTTGCCCCGTTGAGAACTAAGTAAGTTTCAGATCTGTAGAGTAATGCGTTCTTAAGCCATGCACAGACAAAAAGTCTTACCTCTCTATCTGGGAATAGATGTTTTAAAAATTTAGCTATAACCGCTGGAACTTTCTCCTCTCCTTTAGAAAGGTAGTTCTCAAGTCTCCACTTTGGTGGTTTATAAATATTTACTTCATTGATTGTCTGTCCATATAGCATCCCTTGATTAATCGGAGAGATGTTGTACGGATCGTATTTAAAGATACATTGGATAGGTCTATAGTTAGCTCTCATTTCTCTACTCATAGAATCTAAATAAATCTCAGGATCAATGTCCGTGATCTGTCTATCAGGTAGAGAGAATACTACTGACTCCCCAGCATACTTTCCTTTAGTCATGTTCTTAAAAAGTATGAACTTCTCAAAATCAAAGGCAGTATCTACAATATGAAGTTCCTTTAATTGGCTAGGATCTATATTGGTATGAGTCCTACTCGATATTTCCGAGACAATCTCATCGACTTTGGCCATAGTTCTTTGCTTATATTTCTTCTTAGCATCGGCTGACTTCTTTCCAAATTCCATAGCAGCCTCAGGAGCAAACTCCATAAGATTGTTGAGGTCGAAAATTTCCTCTCCAAACTTAAGACGATTCTTTCTAGTACCATCTTCAAAGAAATAGTTAGCAGCGGTCTTGCGGTTAATAGGGAACTTATCTATTATCACTTCCGCTAAATCTAGCGAGTTCATTAGTTAGCCTCAGTTAATCTTTCTCTATAGGGTGTAGTTATTGTTTTGAATTGGGGATATTCTTCCATAAAAAGCTTCCACCTACTTAAATTATATATTGCTGACTTTAAACTTTGCTCAGCATCTCTTTTACAAATCTTATCGGAGCCCTTAACTATATCAAGTCTTTTTCTTAGCTTCTCCATTCTTACCAATATTTGCTCGTACCACGTCTGACTATTCACTACCACTCCTTATAAATTTCAGTTGTTAAACAATATTCTTTAAACAAGAGGATAGTATATAGCCTCTCCTCTTGACTCTCTTTTGAATTGTCAGCCCACCAAAAAATCGAGGAGGTGAAGGGCTTGAATAGATTGTAGTAAAGGTCTCTCAGTCGATTGTCCCATCCATACTCTCCCCTTTTAACTCCATCAGTAGGTAGGTGCTCTCCCCAGAAAACTTTATTCCCAAAAACCTCGCCTAGTGTTTTGCAAGCCCCTCCGCTTGTCTGAGTAAGAGAGTACTCAGCAGCTCTATCACATTTTTTTATAAAATTCGATTCCCTCACATTCTCTCCTTAATTCAATTTCTTATTTGTAGGTGTAACGCCCATTTTTTCATATAGGTCGATCACACACTGAGTTGATCTTATTTTCTTATCTAAGACAGCAATTTTTTCTTTGTTGTTGGATCTCTTTTTATGTATCAAAAGTCTGTCCACATAGTTTTGAAGTTCTTTTACGTAGGCTGCATCACTCATTGTTGCTCCTCCATCAATAGTTTATTTACATAGTGTCTAGGAGAGTCCGTAAAACTTATCCCGTTAATGATGGCATAAATAACTGCGGCCCACATAACGCTTAAATTAAATCCTCTGCTTGTAGTGCAGTAATCCTCAATTTCTTTTAACTTCTTTTGCAAGTCTTGCTTTTCTTTTTCAAGTTTATTTATTTTTAATTTATAGCCTTTGATAACGTAATAATTTTTCTTATGATTCATAGGTCTAACCCCGCTTTGCAATCGTTAAGTTCAATCGGCTGAGCTTCAACAATAGGACAAAACACGTAGAAACTCCCCCCCTCTTCTACACATCTAGCGTCCAGCCTTACTAAAAAATATTCTCCCACTTCACTGCCTTCATAGGCTATAGCTGTTCCAGTTACCATCACTCCATGAAAATCAAACTTAATTCTTTCTTTCATATATATATCTCCTACAGATCCCATTCACTCTCGCCAATATCATGGCCTACTTTCTCTAGCACTTTGCTGTCCGGTCTTCTCTTTCTCAATAATTCTTCTAGCTGATCATAAGCACTGTCAGTTAGAAAAGGATAGCCAGCGTAGTAACAATCTTTGGCCATCAAAATAAGCTGCTCCAATTTATCCACGCCCTCTTCAGTTCTCTCAAACTTATAAGTACAGTGAATGGCATTTGTTATTTTGCATCTCTCTTCATTATTTAATTCAAACATCTCTCTCCAATAAAGTGGGGCCTAGGACGGATTCGAACCGTAAGATCAGGTCAAAGAGTCTGCTAGTCTCTACCTAAACTCAATATCTAGCTTTGGCGATCACTCCTCTGTTCACGCTACTCTAGGCCATAAGTGGGAGGGCTTTCTAGGTCAGCTCAAGGCCTCCTATACTTACCCTCCCTTCCCCAAGTTACAAGTCAACAAACCCAGAAACCTAAGCGGTTGGATCAAGAGGCGGGGTGAATCACCTCTCGGTTGTCAAAACTTAATTTTTGTTGAAGCAAAAGTATCGGATCAGACTCGGGCCGTACAGTATAAGAATTGCTATCGTTGAACAAAGATCTATCTAATAATTAGATCAAAAACGAAAAACGTGGGGACACGAGGCCCCTTTTCGTGTCCCGTTATGCACCGTATAAAACATGTTTACACTGTTTAACTTATTGAAATCTCATCTAAACAAAAAGGGTTTATCTCGAAATTTTGGCCGGAATATACGTTTCGTGTCCCCACGTTTTTTGAAAAATCGCTGTTTTTCGTGTCCCCGTGTCCCTTTAGAGCTGTAAGTAGTTGATTCCTATAGGTGTTTTTTATATAAATACTTCTATATATATTTTTGTGTCCCCACCCTCGGGACACGAACTTTCACTTTTTTAATTTTTATGGTTTTTTAGGTTTTTTGTTTGCGGTATTTTGAGTTCCAATTTGAAGTTGAAACCCGTTTAGAATATCAGAAAAATATGTATTGTCAATTTATAGTTGACTATGAGCATGAAAATAAATCTTACGATAATGGCCCTTTCTAATGTCTCCAGCTATCTTAACTTTACGATTAGTTTTAAGCTTTCTAGGCTCCCATCTCTCCAGTGGATTAGACTCTCTCATTAAGGGCTGATCCTTTCTTAAGAGGTCTTCCATAGTAACAAGTCCACCAGTCTGTAAAACGATTTTAATAGCGGCTCTAAGGTTAGGAGTACGATGGCCTCCAATATAAGTTCGGAACGTAGAGTATTCAATCTCACACGCCCGAGCCATATCAGTGGCCACTATTCCATACTCTTTAATAAACTCTCTGAGTGTCATTTATCACCGTTCTCTACGTTTCTAGTCATAAGGGCCACAGAGATATATTTAGCGGCTTTTGAGATCTCCTCTACCAAATACCATTCTTGAGTTACATAGCTAAAACAATACTCAGACACAATCTTCTCAACGATTTGAGATATAGTTTCAATTCTTCTAAATACTGAGTTTTGAGTTAAGAAAGTAACATCACTTATAAACTCATCACAGTAGTTGAACTTAGTTCTAGTTGGATCCTCTTCTAACGAGATATCTGTCTCAAGTTCTTCCCCAGTATAGAATCCTTCCCCAGTAATTAACTTTCGATAAACTTCTCGATTACTCAAACCATACTGAGTGAAAGCATTACTATCTAAAATAACATCTTGAAATTTCTCACTCATAATTGTAATGGCCGTAAAACTCAAGCAAGTCCTTACAAAATCTCGTAAATCAACTCGAGCACCATGCACATTGAAATTGTAGGTTAGTGGTGGATGGTGGACTTTCCCGTCCCATTTGACCTCGTTACAGCCTTTCTTAAAATCTTCTAAACTGATCTTCATTTTACTTCTCCCGTTGTTACTGTTAAAAATACATCATGCACATTGATACCAGAACAGTCAAATTAATCCAGAACCAATTGAGACAGGCTTCTATTATATGGCATGTTCGCAATGAAGTGTTAGCAGAATCTAAGAAACGTGTAAAAATTGGACGGCACAAAAATGGGAAGATTAAATATAAAGTTAAATTTAGATGTAATGATTGTAAAAATCTTTTTGATAATGACAATGTGGAAGTTGACCATATCGTTGAAGTGGCCAAAAATCTCCCAACACCTTCAAAAATGGATGAGGAGAGTCTCATTCTCTGGATAAAAGCCCTGTTTTGCGATAAAGATAATCTTCAAGTATTATGTAAGGGATGTCATGCCAATAAGACTATGCGTTTTAGAGGTAAGAAGAAAGGCTTAAGAGGGAGAAGCAGCCGTGGGAATTACTAAATTTGATTTACTATATTGTGAAGACTTACTTGTACACATGAGCAAGGGAAAGTCTTATGCTACGTTTGGAGCTGAAATTAAAGTTACCTTGAGTACTATGAAAAGGTGGGAGAAACATATACCTGAATGGGCCAACGCTAAAGAGCTTGGAATGTTATGTCAGATGAGTAAGTGGGAAGATATTGTACTTCAGCAATCTGATGGGACTATCAAAGGTGCTCCGGCCACTACAATTTTTGCTCTTAAAAACTTCTTTCCAGATCAATTCAAAGAGAATACAGCTCTCATTGGAAAGGAAGGCCTTACTATTGTTATTGATACTGGAGTTCCTACAGCACTTCCAGACGTTGAAGGACAAATAGTTCCAAAACACCTTGACCATGATGAAGTTGGAGCTGGGAAAATTTCTGAGAACGCCTTGACCTTGAATAAACAGGCTCTACCCTATGAATCATTCTTAGACGAGCCTGTTATTGAAGATGCTGAAATAGTAGTGAATCCTATCGGCTCCAAGGGTGAAGATGTGAAAGACTCCGACAATGAATCGGAGCCGTGGGACTTATAAACTAGATATTTTAGGCTTAACACCTGTTTGGAAGTACCTGTAAAGCCAAGTGCGGGCTTTTTTCTCTGTTATTTCAAGTCTATCAGCAGTTAACTTTATATTCTTAACTGCCATCACTCTTTTAAAATGTTCTACTTGATAATCGTCCCTACAATGGGGAGTGCAAAAACTTTGTTTAGGAGAGTATTTATTTTCTCGATAGTTCATACAATTGGGATTTTTACACCAGTTTTTCATAGTTTCACCTCACTGAAATTTTGGATATAAAAAGCCGCCCAATACAGGGCGGTTATTGATAGGACTGCAATTATTCTTTTCATTCTTCTAACCCATATTCAGCCCAAACTTCTTCTCTAGTATTCTCTCTTGTTCTGACAGTTTGGTCATTCAATAAATCATTTTCCTCTATAAAACTATTTACTAGTTCGACTATTTTATTAGCCAGTTTATCTCTCAAGTCTTCCCTACCCGCTGGCATTGGAATCCTAGCCTGTATTGAAGGCCACTGACTGAAGTTATTGAAACTTCCTAATCCAGATCCACTGTAATTATAAGATCCCTTAATTTCAATATCTCTGGATACATCACCTGTAGAATTTATTTTTATCCCTTTATACATATTTTCTCCGATTGTTAGTTGTTTGCTACTCACTACGTGACCAGCTTAAAAAGTGAGGGTTGGGCTAACTACTTCCCAACCCTCGAATATACCAAAACTCTAACTATAGAGCCTTAAACATCCCTCTGAGGCATGACTATAGAGCCATTTATCATAGTGGGAGTTAAGTCGTTATTTATTTTAATTTCAAATTCTTTTAAACCATTTGAAGCTCTTTCAATATAAGAAGCATTGAAAAACATTTCAAAATTAGGAAGACTACACTTCCCAATTATATACTGGTTATCTGGGTATTGTTTAGGAATCAAAACTAGACTGCCTTCAACTTCTTTTAACTTACATTTGAAATGAGGGCAAAATAAAGACTTAAGTTCTTTCATATTGACCCAATTAGTAACCTCTAACGTATGAGTAAACCTAGTAGGAATCACAGTTTTAATGTTAGGGTATTCCCTATAGATATTTCTCATTTTAAAAGAGAAAAACTCACTCTCTACTATTGTAAAATCGTCACCAAACTGCAATTCAATTTCTTTTAATTTATAAGCCTTACAAGCTCTTATTAGTAGTGCTATGGATGTTCTGGGCATAATATAATTATCGTTATTTTCTAACCCGTGCTCAATATAAGACATTGTATGACCATCACAAGCAACCAATAAGTCTCTATAAAGAGCCACGCCATTAAGATGCAATCTAGTTTCATCCTTACTAGCAAATTTTAGAATATAACTTAAAGTGTCAACACTTATTTTTAGTTTATCATTTCTCATAGTATCGATAGTAAAATCAAAAATAGGGAAGTTTTCAAAATCTTCCACGCTATCGACTAGCCCAAAGGTTTGAATATCCTGAAAACCTTTTTGAAGGTCAAATGTATCGTTTATTCTTAGATAGGTTTCTAAGTCGGTGCAACTCATGCCTTTCTCGTCAATACGTATTTTTTGAAGAGTTTGTCTATACTCTTTTTTTATAAAGTTAAATAGTGGCTTTACTTTCTTAAATGTTGTCATAGTTACCTCGATAGTTAGTTGTTAGTTTTTGGTTTTTCTTACTGTTATCACCTCGAAAAATCGGAAGCAGTATCTCATCTTATTAAGTAGTTTCACTTCAAAAATATAGAACTCTTTATAATCTCCAAACTGTACGCCTATTCTATATTTTTGAGTCTCGAAACTAATCCACGTAGGAAGTATATTTTTGAATTTGAAAGGACTCTTTGAAAATTTCATTATTCCAAATCCCTTAAAGTCTCATCGACTTCCTTCATAGTATACTTTATTCCACTACTATCATGGCTTACATATTCAGAGCCGTCCCAAAGATATACAGTCAGTCCGAAAATAGTTTTATTTTGAAAGTCAGTCCCTCCAGTAACTTCATAGATATAAGAGTAATTTCTTCTCGATCCTGATTTAATGAAGTTTGGAGTTATGATATTAGGACTCATACTAAAAAAGAAGTCCTTCACATCTTGAGAATCATTTAATTTCTTAGTTCTTAGTTTTTGGTTTAAATCTTTGTCTAATTGATAGTTTCTAGATCTACTCATTTTTCACCTCTTTAGTTAGTAGTTTGTTTTTGGTATCGATATTTTATTCAGTTGCAAGCATGTACATGTTGATAGATGTATTCTCATACTTGAATTTCTTAGCTAGTTTAGCGTCTTCTGATGTCATGTTTTGAAATGCTGATAGGATAGAACAGAGTGCAATTAGTGTAAGTAGTTTTTTCATAGTTACCTCGATAGTTAGTTAGTTTTGTTTTTGGTATCTATGATTATTGCACGGAGCGTTATTAATTACAAGAGAAAAAAACACTTTTTTCAAGTATTTTATTTTTATTTTCGATTTTTGCCTTGTTTCAACACTTTAGAGTCGATAGGCTTTTTTGGCTCTTTTCAGTTTATGCAATTCTTTTTTTATACTTTTTGCAGAACTTCCTAAACTTGTTATAAGTCTTTTCATTTATAGACTCATGGAATCTAGGGTCATTTCTCAGGCTCTTGATACAAGAGTTGTAAGGTGTTACAAGCTGAGTACTCATGTAAAATAGTGTCGATGTGATAAGTATAGTCATGCTTGTATTATACACGGTGTTAAGGATATCACCTAGCACTTTTTTAATAACGTCAATTTGTCCTTATATGTAGTGGTGTTTTTATTGGTGGGATGCTTAATTACACAATATGTAGGGTTGGGAGTGATATCGTATTGAGAGTCTTAGTGGCGTTTGACGAGTTATTAGTTACTTATCACCAAACTATCATGAAACGCCTTGACCTAAAGAGTATGTCCTAATGGTCAACGTATATTCTATGAAACGCACGATAATAATGACTATAGTGCGTTTTAATCCTTGTATCCTATCGATATCACAGAGGCAACCGTGCCCAGAAGTCAGTGAGCCTATTTTTTCACGTAGTATCGGACACTTAAAAGTCTATATATACGGAGATTCTATGTTGTATATACGAAGTCAAAACCCCCTAGGAAAGCCTTGAGCACCGTCTGGGGGAAAACTTAGAGACAAAAAGCCTCTAAAGGTTTAACGCACCTTATAAAACATCATTGGGACAAAAAGCCTCTAAAGGTTTAACGCACCCTATAAAACTTCGAGGCAAAAAAGCACCTAAGGGTTTAACGCTATGTTTAAAACATAACAACATGCTTCCAAGGACTATGCCCCTGTCGGGGAGAGTTTCTAAAGGATATGTAAATTTTACTTAGGGGGAGGAAAGAGCTGGTAGCCACAGAAGTTGGGCGGTAAACTGTGAGAAACTAAAAAGGAGAGATTGTGAGCAATTTTAATACTAATACAGAGAACAAGGATGAGTGGTTAACGCCTCCTGAGCTTATAAAGTCTTTGGGGGTTTTTGACTTAGATCCTTGTAGTCCTCATCCAGATAGGAGGCCGTGGCCTACAGCTAACAACCACTACTGGGAAGAACTTGACGGGTTGAATAAGGATTGGACAGGTAGAGTTTGGTGTAACCCTCCTTATGGGAAAGAGACTTTTAAATGGCTCAGCAAGTTGGCCGCACATGGAGATGGTGTTGCTTTGATATTTGCTAGGACTGAGACAATAGGCTTTCATGAGCAGATATGGGACAGGGCTGACGCTGTTTTCTTTTTTAAGGGAAGAATTAAATTTTACCATGTAAACGGGGTACAAGGGCAATCGGCCAATGCCCCCAGTTGTTTGGTGGTTTACGGTCAAGACAATATAGCCAGTGTGAGGTCTAGTGGTCTTAAAGGGAAGTTGGTCGTACTTCGAGAACCTTTAGACTTGTAACTTGCCATATTAAAAAATAGTTCATATCCTTTGGACTGATAAACCAGAGGAGAAAGCTATGGCTAAGAAGCGATACTTAATTAACAATCGACTTGTTTCGCACAAGGATTTACCACCAAGCATTACTGCTAAAGCTAATGCTGAATCACCAGCTCCAGAAGCTCCACCAGTGGATGAGAATCCATCGGGGTATGAAGGGATGACTGTAAAAGAACTACAGGCTAAGCTGGATGAGCTTAATATTGAATATCCAAAGTCAGCTAAGAAAGGAGATCTTATTGATATCCTAGAAGCTGTTTCGGAAGAAGTAGATCCTGAGCTCTAAATCTGATGGGGAAGTAAAGAGGTTAAAGCCTCTTTACAAGCCCCGAAGATTCCAAAAAGAAGTACACCTTACTCTAAAGCGTTTTAATGTTCTGGTTTGTCATAGACGTTTTGGAAAGACTGTACTTACAGTTAATGAGATCATTGATCGAGGATTAACGAATCCACTTAGGAATCCGCAATATGCGTATGTGGCTCCTACTTATAAGCAAGCCAAACAAATTGCATGGCAATATTTCCTAGATTTTACGAGACATATTCCAAATACTAAACCTAATAAAGGGGACTTGGAGATAGTTATTCCAAGGCCTTGGAGAAAAGATCCTGTTACTGGAGAGTCGGATCCTGACCATGTGAAGTTCATGTTGATTGGTTCGGATAGTCCGGATTCGCTCAGGGGGCTTTATTTAGATGGAGCTGTTCTGGATGAATTTGCTCAATGTGATCCGATTATCTGGGGACAGATTATTCGTCCAGCATTAGCGGATAGAAAGAAGATTGCTAATGATATGGGTGTATTTGTGGATCTGAGAGGTAGGACTCTTGAGCCGTGGGCGATTTTTCTAGGAACTCCGAAAGGGAAGAATCACTTTCATAGAAGATATATGCAAGCAATTGGGGCAATGGATTTTGTGGCCAATTATGAGGCTAGGTATGATGTGGCTTATCAAATAGCCAAGTGGGAGAAGTTTGAAAAGTCTCTCGGGCTGACTGAAGATATGCCTACGAGAGATAGAGATGCAATCTATGAGAAGCAGAATAAGCTTACTGTAAAGCAATATAAGAGGTATAGAACTTACCTTGCCAATAAAAATTGGTATGGAGCAATCTATAAGGCCTCTGAAACTGGAGTCCTAGCTCAGTCGGAAATTGATGAAATGACTGAAGATCTTCAAGAGGCTGAAGTAGCTCAAGAGCTTGAGTGTGATTTTGCAGCGGCCATTCTTGGATCCTATTATGGGAAGATCATGAACGACATCACGGCTGCTGGACAGATATGTGAGCTCCCTTATGATCCTAACTATCCAGTATCTACGTTCTGGGATATTGGGATTAAAGATAAATGTACTGTCTGGTTTAGACAAAAAGTTGGAAGGTTCTGGCACTATATCGATTATCTAGAAGTTGATGGCCTTGGGGTTCCAGAGATAGCAAAGGAAATTAATAAGAAACCATATAACATTGTAAGGCACGTTTGGCCTCATGATGGTAGGGCTCGAGAATTTGGTACTGGTGTTACGAGACAAGAGTCGGCTAGAAAGAACGGCCTTTGGCCCGTGTATATACAACCTAAACAGTCAGTTGAAGATAGAATAAATGCAAGTAGGATTAGACTAAGGGTTTCTAAATTTGATAAAGTAAAATGTGCTAGGGGCCTCGATTGCCTTTTCAATTACCAAAAGGAATACGATTCTAAGCTAATGATGTTCAAGTCTACCCCTAAGCATGACTGGAGTTCTCACGGTTCGGACTCCTTTGGTTACTCATCTCTTGACGATCAAGACGATGAGCTATTTAATAACTACAATAATAACGAACCTATGACTGCAAATTTAGATTATGATGAATTGGAGCATTAAATGAGTACAGGTAGTTCTTCAAGAAAACGAGATAAATTTCATAGAGGTATTTCCCGAGAGAAGTTTGAGGCCCTAACTGAAAAAGGTTTAACTCAGGCTGGAGAGTTCAACTCCCTTACCGACTTTACTCAAGATGTATCAGGTAAATTTGAAAAGTTTAAAGGTAGATCTCCTTTCTCATTTAGAGATGATAAAAGAACAGACTCTCAAAAGTTGGCCGATAGAAAGCGACTAGAGGAGAGAAGACAAAAACATGAAGAGGAAAGGAAAGCTTTCTTTGCTGATGTAACTCAAGATCAATTAAAAACTCTTGTTACTAGATTCAGACAAAGGCAATCGAGCCTTGTCCGACAAGAGCAAATACAAGGTAGAAAACAATTAATTTTAACAGATAGGTAGATATGAGTGATCCTGTAAAGGTATGTAAATTACACGATGAGATGGTAGCCGAGAGGTCTAACTGGACTGATCATTGGGAGGATGCTTTAAGATATGGAGCTCCCCACAAGAATAGAATCTACAATAATACTACTGGAGAGAAGAGAGGCCAACGGCTTTACGACTCTTCAGCTCAACACTTTATTGAGTTACTTTCCTCAGCACTTCACTCCATGCTCACCAATCCAAGTGTAGAATGGTTTGGCCTTTCTACTGGGGTTACTGAAACTGATCGGAAAACGAGAGTTAGAAAGTACATCAAGAAACTTGTTACTAGAGTTCACGATGTTTTAAACAATACAAATTTTCAAACTGAAGCTCATGAGTTTTATATGGAATTGGCCACACTTGGGACAGGGGCCATGTACATTGATGAGGATGAAGATGATATCTTAAGGTTCTTAACTGTAGCCATATTTGAATTGTACGTTAGAGAGAATCATAAAGGTATCGTTGATACTGTTTCTCGAATAATTAAGATGTCAGCTGAGCAGCTCATCGAGAAATATGGAGAAGAAAATATCCCTGAGGACAAACTTCAGCAGCTAAAAAATAGAAAGGCCGGAGATAAAATTGAAGTTATCCACATGGTAACCCCGAGAAAGAATAGACTTAAAGGGAAAGTTGATAAGTTGAACAAACCTTTTGCCTCTTACCATATTTGGAAAGAACATAAAATAATGCTCAAAGAAGATGGTTTCGATAAGAATCCGTGGATTGTAGCTAGATGGACAAAATTAGGGAATGAGACTTATGGTAGATCTCCTACTATGAAGACTCTCCCAGATATTAAAATGCTTAACCAGATGATGAAGGCCACAATCAGAGGAGCTCAAAAAGCTATTGATCCTCCGATGCTAGTATCTCATGACTCTGTTTTAGGTAGAATGAATCTAGCCGCTGGTGGGATTACTGCTGTACGTCAAGGGATGCAAGAAACAATTTCTCCTCTTCAATCAGGAGCCCGTCCAGATATTGGCCTTGAGATCATTAATCAAGTTAGATCAACTATCAAGCAAGGATTTTTTATCGATCAACTCCAGTTAGGTGGATCAGATAGAATGACTGAGCTTGAGGTAAATATCCGTAATGACGAGAACTTAAGACTACTATCACCTATTCTCGGTAGGCTACATAGTGAATATCTCGAGCCTATGATCGGGAGAATCATGGAAGTTATGATTGCTGAGAAGAAAGTTCCAGAGGATATCCCTGAGGAACTTGAAGATCTGGCTCTTAAAGTTTTCTATAGATCTCAGATCGCTAAGGCTCAAAAGTCTAATGAAAGTAGAAATGTTCAAAATTTTATAGCTCAGGCCGTAAATCTCTCGACAACTCTCCAAAATCCATCTATCCTTGATCCAATCAATTTTGATGAGGCCCTGTCTCTCACAGCTCAATTGGACGGAATAGATGCTTCTATCTTTAGGAATAAAGAGGAGATTGACGACAAGAGAGAGGCCGATTCTCAAGCTGCTGCTGAAGCTCAAGAGCTGGAGAAAGAAAGCATTGAAGCGGATATAGAGAGTAAAGCTGGACAAACTGTATAAGCATTAATATCGACTTGGGAGAAGATATGAACGACAATCCTTCAAAGGAAGCAAAAGAGGCCGCACAGGTAGTTAGAAACTATAAGGCCGTTTTTAAAGGAGAACAGGGAAGATCTGTTCTTTTAGACATGGCCAAAAATGCCAATCTGTTTAGCCCAGCCCCCGAACTAAATCCTCAGAAATTAGCTTTTAAAGAGGGCCAACGTGCTGTAATCATTGCAATTTTTAACACTTTAGAGATGGACTATACCAATGTCCTAAAATTATTTACATCGGATAATTACGACGATGAGGGAGAAGAATAATGATAAGAGAATTTAAGAGAATTATGAATAGAGCTGACCTTATTGGGGGAGGCGGGGGAGCACCTCCAGCGGATACTCCTCCGGCTGATACACCTCCAGCGGATACTCCTCCGGCTGATACACCTCCAGCTGACACACCCCCAGCGGATGGGCCACAGGTAAATTACCCTGAGAACTTTCCAAAGGAATACCACGACAATCCAACTATTATGAAGTTTCTTGATAAGGAATCAGGGAATTTTGATCTAGGGAAAGTACTTCTTTCCAATATCCACGCCCAGAAATTAGTAGGGGCCGATAAAATTCTTAAACCTTCAGATGCCACTACTCCAGAGGAGTGGGATAAAATATATAATCAATTGGGCCGTCCTGAGAAACCAGAGGACTATAAGCTCAATATCGACGGATTTAACGCAGAGGATCCAATAAATAAAGGATTCTTAGAAGAGGCCCACAAAGCTGGAGTTCTTCCAAAACAGGCTGAGGCTCTTTTTAGTTACTATGCAAAGGCCCAAGCTGAGATGGCTGAGGGATCTGATGCTGAGGCTGACAAGGCCTATGAAGCTGAAGTGGCCAAACTCAAAGGAGACTGGGGAGACAATTTTGATAAAGAGGCCAAGATTGCTGAGACAGCTTTCAAAAAAGTTTTCAGTGAAGAGGAGCAAGCGGCCTATCAAAAAGCGGGACTTCTCACGGATCCAGCTGTTATCAAGATGCTCAATACTGTAGGGAAGAAAATTCTCGACGATAAAACTCTCGATGGTGGAGGAGGAGAAACTCTGGACAATGTTGAACAAATCAAGGCCCAGTACAGAGAATCTTATGCAGTTCTTATGAAAGGTGACAAGACAAACCCTAGTTATGTTTTCCACCAGAAAAGGCTTCATAAACTCAATGAGGTTGCAGCTTCTCGTAAGTTAAACTTACACGCTTAAAGTTTGAGGTAATCACTCACCTCAATCTCCATAATAGGGGAGAGCTTAACCTGATCGTGCGGCTCTCCCTCTTTTTATTTGACACACTATAAATTTTCTTACATCATATACTCAAGATAGGGGCGAGACAATCTTCTCAGACCTCTAACAACTCCTATCAGATAGACCTCGTTAGAGACAATCAATCGAAAATTTTTGGAAATTATTATTAACTAAAAATCCGTGGAGGATAAAATGTTTACAATAACAGTAGCTCACGTTGAGGGGTTTAAATCAAACATTTATATGTTATCTCAGCAGAAAGAAGCGAGACTTTTTTATAAAGCTCGTATGGAATCTCAAAATAGTAAAGTGGATCACTACGAGCAGTTAGGTGGTGTTGAGGCTGTAGATATTACCAATAGACATGGTGATACTCCGATCCTTGATGTTCCTCATAGCCGTAGACAAGTTACATTGAAAGATGCTGACTTTGGTACGCTTGTAGATAAAATGGATCAGATTAGAACTCTGATCGAACCTACAAACGCTTATGCAATTAGAGCCGTTGAAGCTCTTAACCATAAGAAAGATGATATCTTCATCACAGCAGCTCTTGGTACGGCCATGACTGGTGAGGACGGGGATGTTCCAGTAATTTTCCCAGACAGCCAAAAAGTTGTTTGTGTTAAAGACGATCTCTCTGGAGATCCTGAAAACTTCAACGTATACACATTAACAAAGATCCAAGAGAAATTTGATAATGCTGATGTTGAAGAGGAAATGAGATTTTTAGCTTGGTCAAGTTCTCAGAAGCAAGCATTACTTAACAGAACTAAAGCTACGTCTTCTGACTATGCTTCAGTTAAGGCCCTTACTACAGGTCAAATCAATACCTTTATGGGATTTGAGTTTGTAAGAAGTGAAAGACTTCCATTTGTATTAGATCCAACTTCTATCGAGTGGGAAGCTGATGGAACTTTCAATGCTGGCGGTACTTATTCAGGTGGTGCTGGTGAGAACTGGAGAAGATGTTTTGCTTGGCAAAAAGACGGAATGCTTTCATCAATTGGAGAGGAGCAGTTCGCTAGAGTTAAGGAAATGGATACTAAGAGATTCTCTACTCTTGTTTACGTAAGACACTCAGTTGGTGCTGTAAGAATGGAAGAGGTTAAAGTAGTAGAAATTCTTTGTAAGCAAAAATAATAATTAATTTTTATCTGGCTGAGGTTTGATAAGCCTCAGCTATAGTAGGAGATACTATGAACTATCAAGATAGATTAAGTACGGATGCAGCAGATTTTGCTAAAAAAACTCCGTCGTATGAAAACTACGGGAAGCTTAGAATTATGAAGATCGAGTTTACTCTTGCAGCTGTTTTAGCTCTTGGAGATAAGATCTACGGATTGAAACTTCCTAAAAACGCTCTTATTGTAGATGCTATCATTAAGTTACCTAGTTTAGGTGCTACGGGTATCGTTTCAATGGGACTTAGCAAAGACGGTGCTGAGGACTCTGACAGCCTTATCCCTGTAGCGGATGCTGGTGGACAAGATGTTTTAGAAAGAGCCGACAAGGACTCAAACGACATTGGTTACATTACTGAAGGTAATGATTACTTAATGATCGAATGTACCGAGGCCTCTGTTAATGCCGCTGGGAAGATCGAAGGTTTTGTAATTCTTTCAGTAGAATAATTATAACCCCCTCCCACTCTTTCGAGGGTGGGATGTTTGTATCTTCTCCCAAGTCGATATTAAACTAAAAAGCCTCAGCTAGTCTGGGGCTTTATAGGTGCAAGGAGTACATTATGGGAAGCGTAGTAGGAATAGTTAATTCAGCCCTCTCGAAAATAGGTGTCGAGCCTATCGCATCTTTATCTGAAGAGAGCAAAGCGGGACGGTTGGCCAATCGAACTTTCTACGTTATTTTAGATGCTCTCCTTTATGATCACTACTGGAACTTTGCAATTAAGAGACAAGCTCTTGCACTAGATCCAACTCCAGCCATAGGAGGAGGGAGTAAATTTGTTCTTCCAGCTGATATGGAAAGGCCAATCCGATTACTTAATAATTATCCTTACAAAATAGAATCTGGCTTTTTAATCACAAGTAATGTGAGTGAGGCCAATCTATTATACGTGTGGAGAAACCACAATCCAGCCACTTTTACTTCTAAATTTAGCGAGGCCTTAGCTTATAGGCTGGCTGCTGAATGGGCTTATCCTCTGGTACAATCTGTATCTTTAGGGGAGTCAATGGAGAAGAAAGCTAAAAGTTTCACATTAGATGCAGCGGCCACAGATGCCCAAGAGGACTACTTAGATACTGCTCATTCAAATCAATTTTTGGATGCTCACTTTGCAGAGTCCGACTACCCTTCAACTTACGAGAGGTATTAATGTCAAAATTTAACGACTTAGTTAATAGCTTTAAATCTGGAGAGTTTTCTCCTAAGATGTCGGCTCGTACTGAAGTTGAAGAATATAACAGCTCTTGTGAGAGAGTTGTAAATATGTTCCCTATGAAACAGGGAGGGGTTAATCGTAGAAAGGGCCTCGAGTATATCCATAGAATTTTTGAGCCTAATCCTCTTCAAGGTGATGGAAAGGCCCGATCAATACCTTTTATATTTTCAAAAAGAGAAGCTTACCATATCACTCTCCACCCATCTAACCTGATACCAGCTCCAGCCAGCGTTCTTAATAGGACAAATGTACTAGGGAAGGGAGATGATAATACACTATTCCACAACATGCCAGCTTCCAACTTCATAGTGGTAACTAAGAACGATGGGACAAATGCCAATGTTTCGGGGGATCTCGGGACTGAGTGGAACAATATCTCAACTTATACTGATGTCTCAGCTATAAATAATAGTTTATTTTACTATGCTCCTTTTTATAAGGGCCAATTCAAATTAGCCGGAGCTGATGCTAGAGGCTTTCACTATGCTCAGTCTGGGGATATTATGCTCCTTACTCATGAGTCTGGAGAGATTCCTCCTATAGTTATTGCTAGGACTGATGAGGACGAGTTTGAGGTGGAATGGTTCCACTTATTTAGATTGAAAACTTTCTTTGGAGTGGATCAAACGAAACACTTCTACACTAATATTATGAGAGTTCCTTTTCTCACTCCGAATACCACGGACACTACTATTAAAGGTACTTTCATTGAGACTCATAGAATTGACATCGCACCGTCAGGGGGCCCAGCAGTTACTTTTGGAGATGTAAACCTTTATGATGTCTACAAACTAGAAAGCAAGAAACCAATATTTACAGATGCCAAATTAGGTTCTACTTTTAAAATAGAAGCTCTTGTCGGAGCCGCAATTAAAACTATAGACTTTGTTGTAGTTGATGTAGATTATCCACAGCCGCCCTCGGGCAACCCTCTCGAAAACTCGCCTTACGTATGTTTAGCAATTACGTCCAGATTCCACACATCAGATTTTACTATCGATGCTTTCGATGGGCCATTTCCTGATAATGTGGCTACCACAGCACCCGCTGCGTTCGCAGCTACAGACAATTGGTCGGAGTCGGCTTGGGATGATGTTCAAGGTTTTCCTAGATCTTGCTGCTTTTTTGAGCAACGAGCTGTCTTTGGGGGAACTAAGAAAGAAGTTGATACTATTAGAACTTCCCGTACTGGGAACATATTCGTTATGCTAGGGACTCGTTTCACTCAAGATGGAGCTGGAACCGATGTAACTAAGTTAAATAACTTTGTACCTGTCAATATTCCAGATAAAGACAAGGTTGTAGATATTTTTGGAGCCGTAAATCTTGAAACGGATCCAGTAAGTTTCAGGCCATCATCAAATGAGATCAATGCTATCCAGTGGTTATCCTCTGGACAGGCCCTTATGATGGGAACTCTTGGAGCTGAGTATGTGGTATCTGGAGGGAATAAAGCTCTTTCGGCTACGTCAGTGGCCTTTAGGAGACAGACTACTAGAGGTGGATCTCCTATCATGCCTGTAAGAGCTGATGATGAAGTTGTCTATATCCTCCGAGATGGTAGATCAGCTTATAACTTTAAATTCTCTGAGAGGAATGGATCTTTCCTTTCTAACGATCTGACTCTCCATGCTGATCATATTGTAGATGTGAATACTTTTGGAGATCCAGCAGCCGATAAACAGTTTAGAGTATTAGAATACTGTACTACTAGAAATATTGTCCTAGCGGTTACATCAAATGATGAGCTTATAGGGTTTACATATTCTCCAGCCAATGGAGTTATGGCTTGGCACAGATTCCCTTTAGGGGCCAAAGTTCATGGTGCTGTGGCCATTCCATCCCAGAATGGAGATGTCGATGAGATCTGGATGTTACTCGAGAGATTCATTGATGGGGAGAGAAGACTTCACGTAGAAAAAATTGGAAAGGACTTCTTATCTGATGTTCTGGATAATGTAGACGATATCCCTAATTTCCTTGATTCCTCTAAAGTTTTAGTGGGAGTTAATGACACTATTAATATGGATCATTTAGAGGGAGAAGAGGTACATATCTACGTTGATGGAGAGTTTGATAGTGTGGCCACTGTAGCTGGTGGAACGGTTACGGCCACAAAGAATAGTGCCAAATTTTTAGTGGCTGGGATTCCCTATGAATCCTATGTAGAAACTAACGATCTCAATGCTGGTGGGCAGTTTGGGACTAGTTTAGGCCTTACTCAGAGAATAGATAGACTCCAAGTTTTAGTTTATAGATCTCGGGGAGTAAGAGCTGGACATCCTCTAGGTAAACAAGATCCAGTTAAAGATCTAATATCTGAGTTAAAGACTGGGACATTCCCTCTTGACTTTCCTCAGGGCCCTCGAGAAGATGGAGCTAAGATAAAAATTGCAGCTGATGGAGCTTATCCATTAACCATTCTTGGCGTTGTAGCCAGAGGACAAACAAATGACCGTTGATGTTAAGACATTCGAGCTAAGACATTTGACTAACTTTGAGTGTCGAGATCCTAATTGGAAGAAAGTGGAGCCAGAGAATCTCCTTACTATGCCAATGGTTACGGTTTTTGCTGGAGATACTGTTCTAGGCCTTTTCGGTCTTCTCTATAAACATGAGGGAGTGGCCGAGGCCTTCATGTACGGATCGATCCATATCGGTGACTACAAGGAAGAATTTCAAGGAATGACTAAAGAGCTACTGGCTTTTTGTATCCCAGAATATAATCTCCATAGACTCGAGATGTACGTGGACAAGCGGAACATGAAATGGGCTGAGTCCCTCGGATTCGAGTTTGAGGGAGTTGTAAAATACTACACGGAAGAGAAGCAAGATGCTTATCTTTATGCGAGGTTTGAGTAATGGCAGTACTAGAAACTATGGCAATAGCTTCAGCAGCCTCCAGTATTATTGGAGGATTTGGAGCGTCTAAGGCAGCCAAAGCGAGAGCTAAGGCTAGGAGAAGACAGGCTAGACTTCAAAGGAAGCAAGCAAAACGTCTTCTCGAGATGAATCGAATCAATAGATTTAAAGCAGCCGTAGATGCTGAGGAATTTAAAGCCCAGCAAATA